GTCCCACGTAAACCCAATACCTGCGTAGTTTCCTCTTAAAGCTTTAGAATCATCACCCGACTTATGTTTTCCACCATGCGTATTGTAAGATGTTTGAACCCACATTTGAGCAGGCCAGTTATTATGTCTCTCTAAATATTGTTGTCCTACTGATTCATCTTCCACACCATCAGCATTAAGCATGTCTTTATTATCCAAAGTTAATACTTGAATAACTTTTCCGTTTGCTCCTAGTTTTGCGAAGTGCGCCATAATGTTTCTCCTTATATTATACTTAATTTAAAATGTAAATCTATATTCATTATTGATATCTATATCTTATAATTACTATTCCTGATCCACCACCTCCACCAGCTACATCTCCAGTAGGACCACCATTACCACCCCCACCGCCGCCAGTATTAGCGTCTCCTGATCCACCAGTATCTGGACTTGATGGCTCACCACCTACACCATTACCACCTCCACCTATTCCTCCATCTTTAGCTCCTGGTGAACTTGTATTACCACCACCGCCACCACCACCATAATATTGAGATGGGCCTGGACCTGTTTCGCCTGTAGCAGGATTAATTAAAGTGCCTGCACCTGCTCCTCCTACTCCAGCAGTTGTACCACATTGATCACCTCCGACAGCAGCCGCTCCACCGCCTCCGCCGCCACCATCACCATTAGATGAACATCCTCCATCATTACCTTGTGGTGGACTAGTTGGAGGAGTATTTCCAGTTCCTTTTGTACCTGAATTTGCTGCACCTCCTGCTGAACCACCATTGACACCACCTGGTGCACCATCACTTGCACCCCCTCCGCCACCTGCTGAGGTTATACTTGAAAAAACTGAATTTGATCCCGTAGCGCCATTATTTGATCTGGAAGTTGCACCTGCTCCACCACCACCAACGGTAATTGAATAAGGACTTGCTGTAACTGTTATTGGAGTAGATCCATCTAATGGAGATGCAGTATACGGAGTTATAGGAGATTTATTTTCTCGAAATCCTCCAGCACCACCACCTCCTGATCTACAAGTTCCTGCACCAGCACCACCTGCAACAACTAAATATGATACTTCATTGTTGGCAGCAACAGGAGCTAGAGAAGCAACACAAAATGTTCCTGGAGCTGTGAAAGCATGAATTTTGTCATTACCACAAGTAGTTACTGAGTTACCACCAGTAGCAACTATATAAGATGATCCTTTTATCGTAAAATCATTATCTTGAACTGATTTCCACCCTACTGTTGAATCCACATATACAAAAGTTACACCTTGTCCTTCTGTCTCCAGTCTTATACTTTCACCAGCTTCACCAGCATTAATTTTTTCTGAACCATTTGGGGCTACTGTTAAAGCATATGTATCAAAAGTTAGTGCATAATCTTGAACTGAAATTATTGATCCAGCGACTCCTGCTGGTAAATTAATTGTTATAAGACCAGCTGTGGTATTCATAAAATAACCTTTGCCTGTAACCCCTGTTACTGGAGAATCACCTGTAACTTTTGGAGTGGTTATCCAATCTACTGTACCTGTTCTACCCATTCCAGAAGTAGTTACACCTGTTCCAATAGCGATAGTATCTCCACTATCTCCTAATGTAACAGTTCCACACGCTGTTCTTGGACTAATTTTATTTACTTTTACTTCACTCATTATTGAAATCTATATCTTATAACTACTACGCCTGATCCACCTGCACCACCATTACCAGTCGGTGGGTAATTTCCACCACAAGAGTTTCCACCTCCACCTCCACCAGTATTAACTGTTCCTGCAACACCTACTTGATTTTTTCCACCTTGTCCTCCGCCACCAGTACCACCAGCACCACCTGTTGGACTTGGTCCACATTGATTTCCTCCGCCACCACCACCTGCGTATGCTGTTGGAGTGCCATCAATTGAAGTTGTTGCTCCTGCTCCACCAACCCCACCTGTAGTTGGAGTAGGTACAGAAGGTCCACCGACTGCGGTTGCACCTCCACCTCCACCACCTCTAGCTGGAGTTCCACATCCATTTCCACCTGTATTTCCTTGTGGTGGACTAACTGGAGGTGTATTACCTGCTTGACCAGTTCTATTTCCTGGAGTTCCTGGACCACATCTTGCATTTCCTCCACCACCTGATCCACCAGTACCTCCCATGCCACTATGTGCTCCTCCTCCAGTACCCAAACCACCACCTGCTGAAGTAATACAAGAAAAAGTTGAGGGATTTCCATTAGTTCCTACTGGAGCTGGTGCTGGACTTCCACCACCTACACCAGGAGTACCTCCTGCTCCAATGGTTATTGGATAACCTGTGGCTGTAACTGTAATACCTGTTGCTGCTACGAGTGGGGAAGCTGTATATGGAACGATGGGCGCAGTTGTTCCTTCTCTAAATCCTCCTGCACCTCCTCCACCACCGCCTTCTCCTGTTCCACCATCTCCACCAGTACCACCACCTGCTACTACCATATAAGCTACTGCATTATTGGCAGCACAACTCGCAACGCTACAAACGGTAAAGGTTCCTGGTCCTGTAAAAGTATGTTGTTTATAATTTGTACAAACGATGGCTCCTGAACAAGGAGTTCCACCTGTTGCCACTATATAAGGAGGGGCACCTCTAACATTAGAAGTTGAGTCCATTGTATTAATCCAACCTTGTGTTGAATCTACATATACAAAAGTAACGGATTGACCTTCGGTATCTAAAGTTGCATCTTCATTTAATGAACCAATTTTCTCTGAACCGTTGGGTGAAACTGTGACTTTATTTGTTTGCCAAGTGGCTGCGTAATCCGCCATAGAAATAATATCTCCAGCCGAACCTGCTGGTAAGTTAATTGTAATTTCTCCTGCTGTTGTATTTAAAAAATATCCTTTTCCTGTAACACCTGTTACTGGAGAATCCCCTGTGACTTTGGGAGTTGTAATCCAATCAACTGTGCCCGTTCTTCCAAAACCTGTTTGACTAGCACCACATGCTAAAGCAATAGTTTTACCTGACTCTCCAAGAGTTACTGTGCACCCTGAATTTGTTGTGATTGTATTTACTTTAATTGTTGATGCCATAATTTTATTTTACCATTATTTAGGGTATTTGTCCTTTATTACTTTTATAGTTGCTTTCCACCCATCAATTCCATTGTGATAGATGTCATCTAATTGATCTTCTATTGCTGGATATTCGGCTGCTCTATCTCTTTGATATTGTTTAGCATCATATTCAGCTTGTAGTTCTGCTTGTTTTGCTTCTATATCTGATTTAGAAATTGGTGCTGTACCATTTTCCCAAATTAAAGTATTAATATCATCTGCACTAATACTTACTTGTGCTGATGGATTTATATTTAAAACTGCCTCAATAATTGTTATCATTATGCTAATACTTCCATTACAGTTATTGAACCTAAAACTCCTTCACTATTTAAAACCGCTGTTCCACTGCCACATCTCATATATAATTGATAGACAATTGCTGAAGTTGAAGCAGGACTATCTAAATTGCTAAGAGCTATTGAAAATTTAACATTATTACTTCCAGCTTCTTGTTGAACAACTGTCATTCCATCAGTAGCATCTCCAAGATTTGTAGCGTCTCGATATAGAGTATAATAAGAATATGCACTTGCTGTATTATTTTGACCAGAACTTGAAGCTATTATAAAAATTTTACTATCGCTGGCTGAGGGTGTTATTGTTGCCGATAAAGTATTTGATCCCGTAACAAATGAAGTTGATGTAGTAGTTCTTTGTGTAACATCGGTTGCCGTAATAACTTGATTAATTTTTCCACCGCCAAATCCAGTAGCCGTTCCACTATTAGTAATTGTTGCACCTGAAGGCACTGTAAAAGTATCGCCTGAATCTCCAAGTGTAAAAGCAACTCCTGTTGCTGGTGAAATTTTATTAGTTTTTACTTCATCTACAACTGTTAGGCCTGCTCCAGTGGGTACTGTTACAGTATCTCCTGAAGTACCTATCTCTAGGGCTGTTCCTGATTGTGGATCTACTTTATCTACTTCTATTTTGCTCATACAACTACCAATGTTCCTGTTATTGTGATTGTTGCAGGGATAGAAATTGGACCTGCTAAGACCCCACTCTCAATTGTTTGAGTGACATTCAAGCTAGATGCTTGATTGTGTATAAAATCGTCGGGCCCATATGAGCCTCCGATATATTGGATTCCATTTATTGTTGCCGTCATAATGCTCCTTAAGAACTAATTGTATCAATATACGAAGTAACAATATCAACGGAAGATGCAACATCACTGACTGCATACAAATCGTCTCCAGCTTTAAGAACAATTTTAGCTCCCCCTTGAATGAGTTCAATTGCAGAATTTGGTGGAACGCTCACATCTTTAGCGATGTAATAATTATCTCCGCCGTTTACAATATAAACATCCAAAGCAATAGTTGAAGATGCGTGTACATTACAACATCTAATTCCTATTACGGCGTCGTAATCTCCTGCATCTAACAATATTTGAGGACTTGTCCCTACGTTTCTTTGTATATCGTTTCTAAAATCTTGTGCCATAATTTTTTCCTATAATGCGACAGCCATTGCTAATGCAAAGCCTGACGTAGTTTTTGTGTTTAATTGTGTTTGGACCGAGGACGTTGCGTCTAGATATCCTAATGTAGTGGAAGTAACAGATGAGGCTGATACCACTCCACTCACATTGGATTCTAAAGCACGTGACGCGGTCACGGTTGCTAGTTTAGATAATGCAACCGCTGCGGATGCATTAACTTCACTATTGGTAATATCTAAAGCTAATTTGGTTTGAGCAATCGCCGCTGAAGCATCAACACTAGTATTAGTTATAATACCTGTGTTCGCTAAATCTCCTGAAGCATCTAAATAAAGAGCTTTCTCTGAAGGTAAAGTACAAAAAATTTCTTTTGCGCCTGCAGCAAAATCTACTGCGGCATCTGAATTAGAACTTTGTAAAACTGTAGTTCGAGTTAATGTTGAACTATCACCATTTAAAGTTCCTAGTCCTACTTCCCATTCGTTAGCACTATTTAATGAAATGGCATAGTACGTTGTATTACTATTTCCAATTCCAGCTGCGAAAGTTTGAAAACCATCGACGGCTCCTCCCAGAGTCACGGCTCCCGTACCTGTTGTTGAGGTTGTTTCTCTTACCCTATCATTTATTACTAATGCCATATTATGCTACTCTTAATATTCCATCTGCCGCTGTGGGTGATGGAAATTGAATTGTAAAATCTCCCGAGGTTGCTGTCTTCGTTCCTCCAAAATCTAAAACCAAAACTAATAAATTACTTGCAGAGGTATAATTATAAATCGCTGCTCCCACGGAATCTATAGTCACTGATGAAAAAACTTCATTATCAAAGTCTACTACAGCTGTGTTAGCACTTGGAACGGACACACCTGCGTTAGTCAACGCTTGTCCTCCTGCTGGATAATTAGATCCTCCTGCAGAACTACATTCATTTGTTGCACTATAGACAGTTGAAGAAGTTGTATAAGGGGGTCCTAATGTAGTATCATATAAAGCAATATAAAAAGTATTACCTCCCGATGCTTTAAAATTATGACTTCCTTTTAAAAGTTCTGATTTAAATCCGTCTGGTATAATATTTGCCATTTTTAATCCTGTGTTGGTGGTGGTGATTTAAGAGGAGTTCGAATAACACCATCCTGATATTCGTCTCTGCGTCTACGACCTTGTTGTTCGATCGCGTACGATTGTAAAGCCTGTTGGTACGACTGCTGATAGTATTGTATCAGATTCTGCGGACCTTTCAAGTATCCATATGCTTCTAACAAAGAAGCATACAAAAGTAAATCCTGATATTTATTACTTAAATAAGTTGTTGTTGAATCGGAAGCTGTAATACTAGTTGGTTGTTTAATATAAGCCAAAGTAAGCTCATAAGCTGAATCAGGTGTAGGAGCCACTAGCCAATAACTAGCGTCCCAATTGGCATAATAAACAGGTAATCCTGAAGCTGTTGAAGGAGTATCATAATACTCGGTTATGAAAGAAGTATCTTTTTTCTCTAAATAAACGTGCGCATTAGGGGTCACGTTGGTATTAGTTACTTGAGCATATCTAATAATCCTTAAATCACTAGGAATTGTTACATATCTATTTCCAACTGTTAAATTAGAAGTCGCATAAAATCGATTGTCATCATTGTCAGCTTCTCTATAAATTCTGTTTTCTGCATTTTTAGTAATAGTACTACAAATAGCATCCGTTAAAACGGTATCATCAACTTCTGTGTAGCTTCTAATATCTGTTTTTAAATTTGCAAATGTATATGCCATTATGGTCTATCTCCTACGGGCCCTGCAAAAGAAGGAAACCCTCCTCCACTTGTAACACTTGTGGCTGCTGAAGCCAATACAAAAGTATATTGATTACTAACGGTTTTGGTTGAAGGTTGACCTGGATAATTAACCGTAATGTTAATAGGTGTAATACTGTAAGATCCAAATACTTTATCTAAATCATTATGAGAATTTGCTGTACTTGACTGTGGAGTTAATCCGTAAGTGGGTGCAGAAGACCCACGAGTTAAACCTGTTAAAGTATTGGTAGACTTGCCTGTATATTTAATAACTTCACTGAGAGTAAAAGTATTGTCTCCCGCTCTCGTTTGAGCTGCAGTAGGTTTAGTTTGAACATAAATATATCCTGAACTTGGAAACGCAGAAGCATCTGTTAAAG